CCCGAGAAGATCACGCGGTTCCAAGACATCGGCGCGTCCTTGCTTGACGAGAGTGACTCAGAGTTGCAAGAGGCTTCCGAGGGTGTCCTTGTTCACGAGAGCTACCTGTACCTCGACATGAACGGTACGGGCATCACGAAGCTCTGGAAGGTTACCTCGGCTGGTTCGGTGATCCTCGACAAGGAACAGGTAGAGAAGAAGCCGTTCCTGCACTTCTGTCCGACTCCGGTTCCCCATGCATTCTATGGTTCGAACTATGCAGCCCGAGTGATCCCAACGCAGAACGCACGGACTGTACTGACCCGAGGCATCCTGGACCACACGGTCATCACCAATAACCCCCGCATGATGGTGGTTAAGGGTGCCCTGACGAACCCCAAGGAACTCCTAGAGAACCGCATTGGTGGTCTGGTCAACGTTACCCGTCCTGATGGCCTGATCCCGCTCCCGCAGCCTGGGCTGAACCCCTTCGTGTTCCAGACGCTCCAGCTTCTCGATGAGGAGAAGGAAGAGGTCACTGGTGTCTCGAAGCTGTCCCAAGGTCTCAATAAGGATGCCCTGTCCAAGCAGAACGCACAGGGAATGGTCGAAGGTCTCGTGTCCCTCTCGCAGCAACGCGAGAAGATCATGGCCCGTAACTTCGCCAACCAGTTCATTAAGCCTCTGTATCTCGAGGTCTACCGTCTGGTCATCCAGAACGAGAAGCAACAGAAGGTGATCCGTGTCGCTGGCAACTTCGTCCCTGTCTCTGTTGAGGAGTGGACCGAGGAAGTCACTTGCACCATCGAGCTTCACCTTGGGGCCAATGAGCAGCAGAAGGAAGCCCAGAAGATCCTAGGTATCGGTCAGGTCCTTGGACAGGATCCGAACAATGCCCGCATGTTTGGTGAACAGAACCGATACAACCTCGCACGGATGTACGTCGAGAAGATGGGTATCAAGCAAGTCGAACTGGTCCTCACGGATCCGAAGACACTCCCGCCGCAGCAGCCTGATCCGATCAAGATGAAGGAATTGGAGATCGAGGAACGCAAGGTCGCTGTGCAAGAAAGTGTTGCTCAGACTTCGCAGTCCAAGGTCCAAGGTCACATCAGTATCGAGCAGGTTCAATCCGACATCGACCGCCTCAAGGTTCAACTCGAGAATGTCCGCAAGCAACGCGAGCTTGACATCAAGGAATACGAAGTCACGTCCAAGGCTGCTATCGCTGTTGAAGAGATGGCACAGGCTAAGGAAATGGCTGCGGCTGATCCTGCGTCTGCCAAGGCAATCGTCTCCCCTAACTAATCCCCAATGAGCGAAGAACTCACGCTCAAACGTGGCACAGCCGCTGAGGTGCTTCTGGAAACAGAGGCCTTCACGGTCGCCATCAACGAGCTATACAACGAACAACTCAACGTGATGACGATGAGTGCTCCGGAAGACAAGGAGAAGCGAGAGATTGCTTACTTCCAGATCCGAGCACTACAGAGCATCACCGCAGAACTCACTGACTGGGTCTACCAAAAGAACCAGTTACTTAAACCCACTGAAGAGTAAAACCCAATATGACCACGACTACCCAATCGGGCGTCGACAGCAACACCGCTGCCGCCCTCAATTACACCGAAGGCGACGCAGCAGAAGCCTTCTTGTCTCGATGGAGCGAAGAGGACCCTGAAGAGGTATCCGAAAGCCCTGAGGAAGACGAAGTCGAAACCGATGATGAGACGGTCGAGACTGAAGCTGAAGAAGACCAAGAAACCGAAGAAGATAACGAAACGGACCCTGAAGAAACGGACTCCGAGTCGGACGATGAAGATCAAGAAGAAGATGCCCCCGAGGAAACCAAAGATACCTCGGATGCCGTCAAGGTCAAGATCAAAGTTGGCGACAAGGAGCACGAGGTATCCGTCAAGGATCTGAAGCGACTCTACGGTCAGGAAGCAGCACTGACGACGAAGTCCCAAGCAGTAGCAGCAGAGCGTAAGCAGGTCGAAGAGAACGGTAAGAAGCTGGCAGCCCAGATGCAACGAGTCTATGAAAAGGCCGCTGCTCGTTGGGAACCGTACTCGAAGATTGACATGCTCGTGGCAAGTAAGCAGTTGGATGGCGATCAGTTCGCTGCCCTTCGTGCTGAGGCCCAAGCTGCCTATGAAGACTTTCAGTTCATCTCTCAGGAAGCTGACACGTTCGTGAAGGATGCGAATGCGCAGCGCCAAACCTTCCTCCAGACCCAGGCCAAAGAGGCCGTCAAGGTACTGAAGGAAAAGATCCCCGGCTGGAACCAAGCCACATACAACTCCGTGCGTGAATACGCGATCTCCCAAGGTCTCCCGGAGGCGATGATCAATGAGTTGGTGGACCCTGTGGCAATCCAATTGATCCACAAGGCCATGAACCACGATAAGGCTAAGGCCGTTGTCACGAAGAAGAAAGTTGTGACACCGAAGAAGGTCCTCAAGACCACCAAGACTACCTCAGGTCGAGATGTCCAGGTCAACAAGGCCGCAGCCCAGATGAAGCGATTGAAAGCTTCGGGCACTACGGATGACGCAGCGGAAGCCTTCTTGGCACGTTGGGCGCAGGACTAATCTCTCTCTCTCCATTTAGGAACATAACACCATGAGCAATACCGCATTCAAGACGTACGATCAGGTTGGCAAGAAGGAAGACATCAGCGACGTGATCTCGAATATCAGCCCGACGCTGACCCCGTTCACCACGCTGGTCAAGAACGACAAGGCTTCGAACACGCTGTATCAATGGCAGGAAGATGCACTGGCAACGGTGTCGTCGAGCGCAGTGCTTGAAGGTGCTGATGCTGCTGATAGCACGCTTGCTGCAACCCAAATGCGTGCCAACACGACCCAGATCTTCCAGAAGACTGTGAAGGTGTCGAACACGGCTGACACGGTGTCGACGTATGGTCGTGCTAAGGAATTGGCATACCAACTCGGTAAGAAGTCGGCAGAAGCCAAGCGTGACCTCGAGTACGCCTATGTTGGTCTCGCGACGACCGCAGTGGTTGGCTCGGAAGCCGTTGCTCGCAAGTTCGGTAGCGTCTGGGGTACGGACGTGAACGGTGCAAAGCTGATCAACGCAGCGAACACGATTGACCACACGGCAACCCCGGCTGCCCTGGTTGAAGCGGACATCCTCTCGGCTAACCAGAAGCTGTATGAGAACGGTGGTGAAGCTAAGTTCCTCATGATCAAGCCTGCTGACTCGCTGATCGTTGCTGGCTTCTCGGCTGCTGCTGGTCGTCTGCGCGACTTCGGTGCTGATAAGGCCATCGTCAACGTGGTGGACCTGTACGTGTCGCCGTTCGGTGAGCAGAAGGTTGTGATCAACCGCTTCCAGAAGGCTGACTCGGCACTCCTGTTCGATCCGGCTAACTGGAAGACCACGGTCCTCCGTAACTGGTTCCGCAACCCGCTGGCTATCACGGGTGACGGTCACCGCGAGCAGATCGTTGGTGAGTTCGGCCTGAAGCACGTCAACTACGGTGCATCGGCTGCCATCATCGGCCTCACGGGCACGAACCCGACGATTCCGTGATGAATCACAGGGCCGTGTTAGTTCACATGGCCTAGTTACACCCTTGGGACCCTTCGGGGTTCCATCCAAATTCCTTTACGCCCTGTGCTGCTCCTACTCTCGGTGGCACGGGGCTTTTTTATTCCCGATGACAACTCAATACCACGACATTGGTCGCTCGATCAGTGAGAACACGGACGGCCACATCATTGAGCGCGTCCAGCAAATCCCCACGAAGTTCCTAGACCGCCTTGCAGCAGAGCGCAATGAATCCATGAGTGTCCGCGAGACCGAAAGTCAGCGCGTAGCTTCCATCCCCGTATGCGTGGTGGAGAAGTGGATCAGCGAAGGCTTTGACTTTTGGTCAGAGTCGAATGCTCGCATTGTGGCGAAGCTGAAGGCTGAAGGTCTTGAATACTTTATGACAACTGGAAAGCAAGTCTAATGAACCGTCAACAAATCCGCGCCAAGGTAAAAGGTCTTCTCAATCGTAACGACTGCACGGACGAGTTGGCGAATGACTTTATCAACATGGCCCAAACCCGGATTGAGCGCACCCTGCGTTCTCCAGGTCAAGAGAAGATCAGTGTATCCACTGGTAATGCTCTCACAGTAGAAGACGAGATCGTCATCCCTTTTGACTTCCTCTCGTTGAAACATATGTACTCCGGAGATGTCCTCCTGAGCAATAAAGATTTGGGGCACTTCCTGAGTCTCCCTAAGGAATCCGGTCAACCCCGATATTACTGCCGGGTCGCAGGGTCGTACCTGATGAAGCCTGCAGTTCCCTTGGGTACCTCGGTCTACATGATCTATTACGGCGCACAGCCTGCACTGGTCAATGACACCGACACCAACCTCTTCACCACAGTCCTTGCGGACCTTTTGATCTACTGTGCGCTCGCCTTCGGGGCAGATTATTTCGTTGACGATCGTGTCACTGGTTTCGAGACCAAGTACGAAATCCTCTATGCCGAAGTAGAAGAGCAGAGCCGTCTCACGGATACCGATCAGAGCACGCAAGCGATGGAACCTGCCTACGGCTCGGAGTATTAATGACCACCAGTTTCTTTAACGGGGAATCGACGTTCCCTGAGAATAACACTACGGACCAGTTGGTCGACGCTCTGCAGGCTCAGTTGACCGCGAGTACTGCGGATTCCCAAGCTGCCCAAGCTGCCGCTGTGTCCGCTGCTGCCTCTGCGTCTAACGCTGCGATCTCTGAGGGGAACGTAGCTGGCCTCGCACAACAGGCCAATGATACCTTGGCCCAAGCTAACACGGCTATCACTGCTGCGAATGCTGCTGCCACTGCTGCTCAGACCTCGGCAACCAATGCGGCATCATCTGCTTCCGCAGCTTCCGCGAGTGCTTCGACCTCTGGTACCGCTGCGGGTCAAGCCTCGGTAAGCGAAACGAACGCTGCAGCTTCCGCAAGTGCAGCCCTGGCCTCGAAGAATGCAGCGGGGACTAGCGAAACAAACGCGGCAGCCTCGGCAACTGCAGCGAACACTAGCAAGGTGAACGCAGGGACCAGCGAGACCAATGCGGCTGCATCGGCAACCTCAGCGAACACCTCGAAGAACGCAGCGGCAACTAGCGCAGGCAATGCGGCAACCAGCGAGACCAATGCCCTTAGTTCCAAGAATGCAGCGGCTACCAGTGCAGCCAATGCGGCAACCTCTGAAGGTAATGCCCTGACCAGCCAGAACGCTGCGGCAGCTTCGGCTCTCGTGGCTCAGAACTTTACGGCATCCCTTGCTGGTCGCAACAGGATCATCAACGGGGACATGAGGGTTACACAGCGGCCCGCTTTAGCTGTGACTACGGGTAGTTCGGGGTACGGACAGTGCGACAGGTGGCAGGCCGCTAACAGTGGGGGAGGAACCCTCACTCTTTCTCAGACCTCTCTAGCCGACGAGACTGGGGTCCTTAAGCCCTTTAACAATTGCGTAGCTACCGTTGCGGCTACAAACCTGACTGGTGGCAACAACATCCAGGCACACAAGCACGTTATTGAGGGGGTTAACGCCTATGATCTTATCGGGAAGCAGGTTACCGTAGGCTTTACAGTCCGTAGCACGATCCCAGGTACGTTCGCGGTTGCCCTTCGGGATGGGCCTGGTGGTTATTCTTGCGTTCAAACGTTCGCCATTCCAACTGTTAATGTAGGACAAAGGGTTTCAGTAACGTTCCCCGCGATTCCCTCAGGTGCAACCATTCCTCAGTCTAACGCTGCAGGCCTCGCCCTGACAATTGGGGGACTCAATACCGGCTCGCTCCAAACAAGTTCCACTAATACGTGGGTCGCGGGGAATTTCTTCACTGTCCCCGGGCTTACCAATTGGGCAGGGACGTTGAACGCAGGCCTTCACATTACCGATGTCCAGCTTGAAGCGGGAACCGTAGCCACCCCGTTTGATCGGCGCTCGTACGCTCAAGAACGTAGCCTGTGTATGAGGTATTACCAGCAGTCATACTCCGATGGCGTTGCGGCAGGGACCAACCTTGGTTTCACTGGCGGGATCGCTGAGGCCACCGGGGGTGGGGCATCCAGTCCTAATACAATTAATCTGGTGCGCTTTCCTGTTGAGATGCGGGCTGCCCCCTCGGTTACCTTCTATGACTCGTTGGGGGCTGTGGGGAAGATCTCGACAGATGGGATCACGAACGGTGTCTCAAGTTCTTCAGTCGATAATCTGACCACTAAGGTCTTCAAGATATTCGCGGCGGCGGTGTCTCGTATCTCCTTTCACTACACAGCTAACGCGGAATTCTAATCATGACCTACACAATCAATCCTAAAGGCGGGGTCATACGAGATGCTGATGGTGCCTACATCCCCGAGGACCTTGGGAACACCGACTATGTCCTCTACCTCGTGTGGAAGAACAGCGGCAACACCCCCACGGCCCCCTCAGTCTCCCCCGTGGACCTCCAGCGTCTCCTCACGGACACCGTGCAGTCGATCATGGACACCAAGGCCCAAGCGTACCACTACGACAACCTCACGACTGCCGTGACGTACGCTGAGGAACCCTCGGTCCCTAAGTTCCAAGAGGAAGGCCAAGCGTTCCGTGCGTGGCGTTCTCAGGTGTGGGCTTCGGCCTACTCCATCCTCGCTGAGGTCCAAGCGGGTCACCGTAGTTTCCCCACGGTCGCTGAGGTCCCCTCGCTGCTCCCTCCGTTCCCGCTGGATTGACCATGAAGTACCTCTGGAACCTCTTGGTCTCTCTTGACCAATTCATCAATACGTTCCTCCTAGGGGACCCTGACGAGACCCTCTCTAGCCGTGCCGCCAAGGCAATGCTTAAGGGGAAGCGTTGGGGCTGCGTGCTCTGTCGTCTCCTTGATTACGTGGAGAAAGACCACTGTCTGAAGTCCCTCGAGGCCGATGAGGGAGCGCAGGCAATTATCAAGGACTAACAAATGGCATGGCGTGAACTAGCCTTCGGTCTCATCACGGGATTCGAGGGGTGCAAGCTAACTGCATACCCTGATCCTGCGACAGGTGGAGCACCTTGGACCGTCGGGTACGGTGCGACAGGGAAGGGGATCACCAAGGGAACCCTATGGACCCAGGCACAGGCTGACGATGACCTCAGGAAGCGCATAGAGGTCCTTGGTGCCTTCGTGGACCCTGAAGTAAAGATACCACTGACAGACGAAGAGAGGGCTGCCCTGATTTCCCTAATCTACAACATAGGCCAAGGGAACTTCGACCATAGCACTCTGCTCAAGAAGCTGAATGCACGGGATATCGAAGGGGCAGCCAAGGAGTTCCTTAAGTGGAACATGGCGGCTGGCAAGGTAATGGCTGGTCTTACAAAACGAAGAAGCGGAGAGATGGCTGAGTTCCTGCTCGGCGCAGACTTTACCCAACAGCAGAGAGCAGCATGACAGACATCGACAACCGCGTCTCTCGATTGGAGTTCCGTGCAGACGCTACGGACGAAGGCCTCAAGACCTTGCGCGACAACCAAGAAGTATTCGGGAGAAGTCTCGATGCTATCGAGAAAACCCTCCTACAAATTAAGTACGCCCTCTATGGGGGTGGATTCGTGTTCGCACTGAGCACACTGGGCCTCAAGGAAACCATCCTGAAGCTCATCCTACATTAAGGTAATACCATGGATTTTCTTGCACGACTCAAAGAACCTTCGACGTGGGCTGGCCTCGCCGTCCTTGCACAACTTGCGGCTCCCTCGTTGGGCCTGCATGGTGACGTTGGCGGCGCAGCTACGCAGATCGGTGCAGCCATTGCGGCTGTCGCTGCTGTGGTCCGTGCTGAACAGTCGACCAAGTAAGGACCCTCATGGCTAAGACAATGACGGTCATGGGTGCCAACATCGAGAAGGTCATCCCGGTCACGGGCGAGGTTGCTGCATTCAATATCACCAGTGGTGCCAAGTTGATCAAGGTAGGCCCTGGCCGTGTTGGGACACTCACGACGATTGTAGCGGGTACCACTGTGGGCACGGTCAACGATGCTGCCACGACAGGTGCGGCTGCAGTTGCCAACCAGATTGCTGCGGTCCCGAATACCTTGGGCGCCTCGGTGTCCCTTAACTTCCCGTTCGACAAAGGACTCGTCATCGTCCCTGGCACGGGCCAAGTGCTGGCTGTTAGTTATCTGTAATACGAAACAAAAAGACCCCTCAAGGTTCCCGTTATGGGTTCCCTGAGGGGTCTTTTTCGTTACTTTGTAGCAGCCACTACATACTCATACAGGACTTCCAGCGAATACCCTTCGCCGTAGTTTGCTCCCATGCCCGGAGTCGAATGTCCGATGATCTGGTCCGCAGCTTCCATGGGACACTTCACGCTTCTCAGCAGATCCTTCATACCGTGTCGGAGACTGTGGACCCCGAGCTTGGATCCCTTGAGACCCTCACGACTTCGGATCCACTTGACTGCCGCTGCACTGGCTGAGTCCGCATTGCACCCCTCGTATGTACAGTACTGCGGGTAGACAAGGACAGCATCGTGCGAGCGGCTCACAGCGTCACACAGAGACCTCCGTGCCCTATCGGACAGGGGAATCCTACGGGTGCTCCCGGGAGTCTTCAGGGTTCTCCAAGGGTGTTCCTTAAGCTGGATGTAAGGTATCGGTTCGTAGAGCCTTAGGTCATCCTTGGACAATCCGACTATCTCAGCCAGTCTCGCACCAGTCTCCGTGATCACTTCCAAGATCGACCTGAGGGTGTCAGGGCCGTGCTCATCGATAGCCTTCAGGAGTAGCTTGCGTTCAGCGACCGTGAACACTTCTCGCTTCTGAACATCCTTCCCGTACTCAGGGATCTCTACGCGTGACCAGACATTCTCGAGGTTCAATTCATTCTCCCGGATGGCTCGACTGAAGGATGCCTTTAGAGGCGCAAGGTACCTCTGCACCGATGTGGTGCTCATGTCCTTGTCCAAAAGGAACTGGACGAACCCGTTCACTTCCGTACGACGAATCTTGTTCAGTTCCCTATCGCTCCCCAGGTATTCCCTGAGATACCTATAGGCCCTCTCGGCTCTTTCGATGCCATTGGGCCGTGCTTCCTTGTACTGGTCGAGGGAATCCTGCAGGGTGAACGCTCGGGTACCTTGCACAACCTCTAGGGCGGTCTTCTGAGGCTCAGGGAGGGGACCATCACCAAACTGCTCCTGAAGCTGATCCTCCCACGCCCACACTGCGGCCTCCTCGGGTACCACGGGATCCAGGTCGATCTCCTTGAGGTACTGCAGGGCGATCTTGAGGTTCCCTGAGCGACTGGGGTTACCTAGGTGTGACCAGAGGATCTCCGTCTGCTTGACGAGCTTAGACAGCCGCTGTTGAGCGACACGAGGATCGGTGGTCTGAAGTGACTGCAGAATATGTTCCTTCCCGATCTTCTCTCGAAGAGCCAGGGGAACCTTGCGCCGGTAGTAGAAGACATCTGAACCCGGCTTCTGAAAGAGGTAGGGTATAGACACGGTGCGCATCTCAGAGGGACCTCCGGGGGGACCTTCAGTGGTACCTCTGGTCGACCGGAGCGGCTTACTGGGCTTGATTCTAAAGGCTTTTTCGGTGTTTCCTTGGTGCCCAGGAGATGCGTCCAACCGTACCAGAGACTCTTTAGAATCAAGGACTTAAGCACCATCAGGGCGGGCCGGTGTTACCTATGGGGTTACCCAAGGTGTATCCGGAAGTGTGCCGTCATGGTGGTACTTAAGTCTCTTAGATTGCCCCAAGTTCCTTAAGGTACTTATCAGCCAGTTCGTTCCCCGCTCGGTCGAAGAACACCTGCATGGACCGTATGCCGCCCTTGTTCTCCATGAGCCACTTGATCTTCAGATATAGCTCTGGCTCGATCTTCAGGTTGTAGCTCATGCGCTGCTGTTCCTGCACGGTCTCAGGGTTCTCCCAGGGGTACCGTGCCTTCCTAGCTGCTTCTTCCCGGGCTGCATCTTTCAACTTCTGGATCTCTGCCAAGGCATCAGCAAGTTGTTGTTCTGCAGTCTTCGTTGCCATTTGGTACGCCCCTGTAAGTGGTCTAAGTGGTGTGGTTTTTCTTAACCTTCACTGCACTGTACAAGTTTGTTTAATAACCTGCAACAGTTTCTTAATGTGCCTGTGCGTCCTGTGTACGTGCGACCACATAGCTTCCGAAATCTTCCATCGCATCCTCGATGGACAGGTAGTGAATAGGGGCAACGCCAGAGCCTAAGATCTCGTAGCCGCTCTCGAGAGTTCCCGAGAGGACCAGCGAACCACCAACTGCGAATTGGGCGGTGAGAATAGTTGTCATTCTTAGCAAGGTCCGTTACAAGTTGTTTCAAAAAGGAGAGATCAAATCATACGACTGTAAGGGGCATTCCCTACGAATCTTTTTGTAACACAGTTGTATTTTTGTCTACGTTTCGTATGAATAAAGTAAGCGTTACCTTACGGCTGCCAACAACTCATCATCGGACAAATGGGCGTACCGGAGCGTGGTCTTAACGTTCTTGTGACCCAACAGCTTCTGTACGACCACCACGTTCTTCGTCTTCGCCAGGGTCCTAGTAGCAGCAGTGTGCCGCAGGGTATGCAGGACAAAATCTGCATCACCTTGGAGACCCATGGAATCCTTCAGACGACTCCAAACGGATCTGAGGTGTCCGAGGTTGACATCAAACATACCTTTTGTAAGGCAAGCCTTGGCACGCTCGGACAGCGGGATCGACCTTGCGCCCTTTGTCTTGGACACCCACAGGCGGATCCAGTCTCCGTCCACGTCCTTCTCCTTGAGGTTCAGTAGCTCACCACGGCGCATCCCTGTGTCCAAGAGGACCGTAATGAACCTTGCGATCTCGTGCTCTCCCCAGGATTCCAGAAGGGTCAGCATGGTCTCTTCTTCCTTCTCAGAGATCCAACGGACCCTCGAGTTATCCTCGGACTTCCAGGTGACCTTGGGCATCTTGTTGATCCAGTCACGGTCCATGGCGTACTTCAGAACCGAGTGGACGTTGGTCAACTTGCGGTTGATCGTGCTGTCCTTCAGAACACCTTCCATCGAGTCGACGAAGGCATCGATATGGATCGTCTTCACGTCTTTGAGCGGGAGGTCACCGACACAGGTGATGAAAGCCTCCACATTCGTGATGGCCGTGCTGCAGTAAGCCTTGCCGAGCCACAGGGGCTTCTTGGCGATCTGCAGGAGTTCCTTGAGGGTCGTAGGGGCTTTCATGCTGGTCTCCCGTGTCGGTGGTGCGTTGGTATAGGTAGGATAATAATGCGTTATGTAGGTTTGTGCAAGTATTTTGACGAAAAAACCCCCACCTTGTGAGGGTAGGGGTAATACTTACTTCGGCTCCTTGTTCGCGGCTAGGCTTGCGGCGTCGATCTTTGCGCGCAAGTCAGACGGTTCGTCGTATCCCACCAGATAGGCATCTGCTGCCTGGATCAGGTTTCTTACTGCTATCAGGAGTTCGTCGTTCATTTCGGCTCCTTCACTGCCTTCTCAGGCTTGCAGTAGTGCGCAAGCGCAGCGCCTAGCTGTTCTTGCTGCTCTGGCGTCAGATCGGGCTTCGGCGTGCCGTCCGCATTGAAGCAGTAGAACCCGCCTTCGCATCCGATCGCCGAGCATCCACCCGGCTTGCATTGGCTACTCATTTGCGCTCCTTCACTGCCTGCTCGATGGCGCTGATCGCTGCGTTATAGAACGTCGCACCCGGAATCCGCGAGCATTCTGCGTGAACCTGTTGCGCGATTTCCTTTGCTCGCTCATCCGTCAGCGCCGCATCCTTCCCGGCGTCCGCACGCTCACTCGCGCTTGCTGCAAGATACGCATCAACACACACTTTCGCGTCTTGAATGCTGAAACCGTGCCAAACATCGGCGGACTTTGAGACAGCGTCTGCGGCTTTGGCGAGTGCGTGCCACCAAGGCTTCGCCCCCGCTGTGTCGGCGTCCGCACGCTCAGGCGTAGGGGCTGCGCTTTTAAGACAAGCAAAGCATCCGTTTCCACCGCAATGAGCGCACGTGGTATCAAAAGTGCCGTCATAGTTGAGCGTTGTTCTCGGCCCCACCGGTTGCGCCTCACGCGGTGCGCACTCGGCTTGCGGGATCTTCGTACCAAAGATCCTCGCGTATCCCTCGTCATACTCCTTCGAGGGACCTCGGGTTCTCAGGGTATCCATGGTGATGTCGTTCTTACTCATTACGAGATCCAGATATAGACACCGTGAAAGACACCCAAGGGAACCGCGAGGATACCCACGAGTGCCACGATGGTCTCGAGCGTGAGGGATGCCGAGAAGTGTCCGAGGACGTACACAGCGTTCGTTACGTACGCGGCGACATTGGTCACGAACAGGGCGATGATGAGGAGAAACGCGAATGCTTTCATTCTTGATCCATTTGAATTAGGTTGCGAAGACTGGTAACCCACCAGCCCTCGGAGTTCTTTGCCATCCCTTTGGTCACCATCTCGGAGACCTTCAGGCACCTACGGGGATCATGAGGGACCCCATACTCACCTACGCGGTGCTTCTGGAAGGCTGCGGTACTGTTGAAGTACTCGTGGCACTGAGGGCATTGGTTGTGGTCGCCTCGGAGTTTCATTTCCGACTCCCGTAGCACTCGCGGGCGCAGACCGGGCAGGCATAGGTCGCATAGCTCCCATCGCGCTGGTCGTGCCGCACATTTACTTCCTTCTGGAGGCATTCGAAGACCGTGCCGCAAGTGCAATCGAACTTCCACTCCCGTTCGTCGGGGATGGTCCCGCGCTTTATGATCTTCATGCGTCCCCTAGGTAAAGAGTCCCAGGGGCAACCTCAGTCCCTGCGATGTACTCGACGTTCCCCTCGTAAGGGTGCAGGTTCATGTCGCGCCACTCGGTCCCGTTGTAGTAGCTACCGGAGTATTGGCACGCCACGTTCACCTCGGTGTCCTCGGGGAGTGTCTCTAGGTACGCCTTGAGTTCCTTTACGGTGGTCACTGAAGGTTCCCTTGTTTGGTAGCTTCACGGTAGAGTCCGTGGGCGTAACTGTAGCCATCCCAGTTGTCGACACCAGCCATACGGAGGCACTCAAGGAACAGTGCGTTCTCTTTAAGTTCTTCCAGGGTCTCCACCTCAACCAGCAGGTGTGTCTTGATTTCGTTGTCTTTCATTAGCAGCCTGCAAAGTTAGGGATGATGTTCCCTTGGTTATGGTGATCACACGCCATCTGCCAGTAGTCGACATAGGTAGGCGAGGGGACACAGAACCAGAAGGGAAGGGACCACCATAGGTAGGCGGTCTGGAACATTAGCGGTCGTCGCCGGACCCTGAGATGACTCCTCGGGCACTACGACTCTGCAGCTTCTCAATGTTCCCCTCAGCGATGGAACCGAGACTCAGACCAGCATCCGCAGCAATAGCAGCAACGAACCACAGGATGTCACCAAGTTCCTTCTTGATTACCTTGGGATCCGGCCCGTACTCGTCACGGATGCTCTTGGCGAGGTAGCTGTTTAGTTCCCCGACTTCACCAGTCAGGCCAATCAGTGCGTACACTTCGCCAGCCGAGGGCATACGGAAGCTCAGGGCCTCCTCTTGATACAGGTTGAATCCGTTCATTTCTCTTCTCTCTTTACAAAGTGTTTGTCTTTGGGATTGCAGCACTGGGTCCCAAGGGGAATCACTCGGGAACACCACCAGCAACGATAGGTTTTCACAGGATGTAGCAGCGCTCGGGATACCAGATGGCAACCTTGGAACCGCCTTGGTACAACTTGCCGTTCCTCAGGCTCGCCACGCACTCTTGAAGGTATGCCGAGCGCCCACTTGTGTACGCCTTAAGGAACTTACAGCCCTCTGTGAACACCTCGCCTTTCATATCTTTGATTAAGGTTTCCATCGGTCGTCCAAGTCAGGACGGTTCTTGATCATCCAGCTTGCGAACATCAGGCAGCAGGACGCGTGGTACAGGTGGCTCTTGCCAGACTCAGGGTCCAGGTCCTCACCGTCATTGAAGGCTGCTTGGTGGCGTGCTGCAGCGTCCATCAGGCGGGACACAGAGAGACCCTTGCGCCAGTTGTGGGCCGCGTACTTCTTCTCACCGAACCCAAGGACCTCAGCGACCCCGAGGAGCCACGAGGTATCCAAGAGGGACATACGGGCCTTGCCTTGGTCGTGCTTGATGCCCGTGGACAGTTGGTTGGTCTTGGTGCCCTCGGTGACCACAGGGTCCACAGGTACCGTCAGGTTCAGGATGTCCAAATGCTTCTGTACGGTGGGGTCAGGGTGGGTGAGCTTCTGCTCGTCATTGATACCGAGGAACTTCGGGCCAGCCTTCTTGGCTTCCCAAGCGGGGTAGAACGTATCGAGCGAATCAAGACAGGCTCCACAGTCGGTTCCCTCGGTGCTTCTCTCTGTATGTTTGCAGTTGAAGCAAGACTTCACTATGGCTTCCATAGAATTACCTCACTCTTCTCAAAGTCCCAATCAGCGGCATGCAGGATCCGAGCGCATCGCGCCTGTACCAGTGCATCGTCTTCAGTGAGACCAGCTTTAATGTATGCGTGCTTAACCGTGTCCCAGTTAGCACCCTTGGTTTCCAAAAGTTTCTTTGCGGATACCGGACCGATACCAGGGCACCCTGGGAACCCATCGGTCACATCGCCTGTGAGGGTCTGCGTCAGGAACCACTCCCAAGCATCCTTATCGGTAACCTGGATCTTCTTGCCGTTAAGCTTCTGATCGAGGTGCCAAAGGGTCCCGGGGATTGTCTTGAGGTCCTTGTCCATGGTGACGATCATCGTCTTACCCTTGAACTTGGTCGCTAGGATCCCCATGCAATCGTCAGCCTCGAGCGTAGGTTTCTCGAAGTGAGGATAGAGTTCCTTGGACCATTCCTTGAGGGCACCATAGCCCACAGGCTTACGGGACTTACGGTTCCCTTTGTACGGGGGATAGACCGTGGACCTAAAGTTATCCGAGGAGGTGTAGCAGAGCTTCAGTTCATCGCAGCCTGTGTCATCCACGAACTTCTGGATGTAGCCTTGGAAGAGTTCCTTGGCCCTGCCTACATCGGTATAGATCGACCAGACATCATCGCCCCAGTCGACCTCGGTCTCACAAGCTGCGGCTGCCCGGTAGCAAGGGATGTCGGCGTCTATCAGGAGGAGCATTAGGCTTCCTCGATCTTCAGGACAGCCTTGTACTTCCCGTGGGGGATGATCTCGATGATCTCCACCTCGTTCCCATCCTGAGCGAAGACCTTCCAGCCCGCCAAGGCTTCCTCGAAGGACACATAGGGAATATCGGAAATCGCTGCGTCACTACGGCGGAAGAATCGGAATTCCTTGGGTACCGGGGTTGCCTCTACGTGCTTCACTCGCCAGTGGTAGCAGATCACCTCACCACAACTACCATTGTCCATGTCAAGGCTCACAAATTCATCATCGGACCAGATCACCGTTCCTTGCTCACCAAGCTTGGCTTTGCTCGAGTAGTCCTCAAGAAACTCAACGCGGTCACCAACTTGAAACTCAATGTTGTTGCTCATCTTCAAACTCCTGTTCATCAGCCCCGAGGGCATCATTAATTTGTCGTGTGCCATCTTCAAGGGCGAAGATCAGCGTTAGTGCTTCTTGTTCTTGCTCGAGGTCATACGGGTCGACGGTCTCTGCGGTCACCTTGAACAGGGCCTCCAGCTTCACCTCAAACTCGTACTCCACGTCATCCACATCCACGCTCATGTAGAGCACGTCCCCATAGAGGTACGGGGTTACGGATACATCGGGTGCCTTAGGTTTCCTAGCCATTCAGTACCGCCAAGCCTTCTCGTGTGATAAGCCACTGGACTCCAAAGGTCCCTTGGGTTACCTCGGTTGTAATTAGGCCCAACGAAGCCGCCGCAGCGACCTCGTGAGCGTGTTGTCGAGCAAAGTTGCCCTTGACGAACGGAGGGTCCGTCCAGGCTTTCATGAGAACTTCTTCAACCATGGGCTTTCCACTTACGGATCCAGAGATACGCCACATGGCCGTAGATGCGAGCGAGCGTTGCACCATTGCAGCCTGTCTCTTCCCAATACTTCCGGGCCTCTGCATTGATGTGGGCGTAGCGCTCTAGGTTGGTCTTCACCGCATGCTCAGTGCCGTCGATACACTCAAGGTGCTCCACGTTCTGGCAGGCGCGATTACCACACAGGTGATTGATTTCGAAGCCTTCAGGGATTGGTCCCTTGCGGGCACGCCAGATGAACCGGTGAAACATTTCAGCCTCACCGGACCAGCGCTTCCTGAAGTACCCGTCTTGGTTCATTCGGATGTTGAGGGGAACCAGACAGCCTCCATCCAGTTCCACGAAGCGAATTGCAATTGCAGGTCGTCCCATCTCAATGAGTCTCCGACCAATTTGAACCAGTCTTGTACTCAGCATCAACCGCGCACTTAAACTTAAAGTACTCGCCTGTCCGCTTTGCACACTCGACGGCCATCTTTCCGATCTCATCCTCGAGACCCTCGCGGGCACCAATCGCAAGCTCATCATGTATGAAGCCCATCAAGGTCCAGTCACCATCCCACCCGTACTTGTAGCCACGGGCCTCCGCTTCCATGCAGACCTCCAGTAGCCAACGCTTCGCAATGACAGCACCCGCACCTTGGAGCAGGGTGTTCAAGGCTGCGTGCTTATGACGAACAGGAACGCGACGACCATCGAGACCGATGAGGTACCCACGGTCTGCTGCTTTGTCGACAGCTTTCTTAAGCTTCCCAAGGGCAGGGAGCTTCTCTAGGAAGGACTCTTTCAACTCCTTGCCACGCTTCGCACCAGCCCCAACGATGGAGCCGATCTTCGCGTCACCAGCCCCGTAGAGCCACCCATAAATAAATGTCTTCGCGTTGTCGCGAGTAGGGAGGCCAGCAGCAAGTTGATTAACAGTGTGGATATCCCCCTCAAGGATTATTCGTCCGTACTCCCCGCCATCCCATTGACCCATGTAATGGGCAAGGCAACGCAGTTCGATCCCGGATAGATCCACTCCCACTTGCTTGAATCCAGGGCGCACAGTGAAAAGCCCTCGGCACTCTTTGCCCCACAAAGCGGACACAGAAGGTACTTGGGCAATGTTTGGCCACGAGTGAGTGCAGCGGCCTGTAACTGCACCGTTTGTATTGATGGAGTGATGGATATGGCCTTTGTGCTCAAGTTTGAGCCAAGCCTTGTCACCTTCCGCAAGCTGCCCAATTCGTTTCTCCAAAAGGAAGTACTGAGCGAGGACCTGAGCCTCTGGGTAGTCCAACTTCTCGAGGACCGTTTCGTCTACCTGAGGTTTCCCTGCGGGCGTAAAGGCCGTGGGTACCCATCCGTACTTCACCTTCAGACGATGGGCGATCTGGTCACGACTACCGGGATTGAACTCGGTGATCTTGTCCTTAAGTCTCTTACCAGTCTTCAGGGAGAACCGTTCTTCCACGAGGGGCGGGAAGGTTTCCATCATCAACTGACGGATAGCATCACGCTCTACAGCAAGGGTCGCGTACAGCTTGGCAGCAGCCTGGACATCGAAGGGCCACCCGCTACGTTCCATCATCGAGCAGTACCAGCGGACAGCGTGCTCCAGGTCGACAGCTTCCTGAGAGTACTCAATGGTCTCCAGATGCTTGTACAGGGCCTCAGTGACTTCAACGTCGAGGTCACAGTAGTCACCCATAGACTCGGAGTACTCGAGCCACTCAAGGCCCTCAGGGTAGTTCTGCTTTCCCCAAGTGGTGATCCATGCAGACTGGTCGAGATTCTCGATGGCCTTGGGAGTCAGGGAGCACAGGTGTTCCTCAAGGGCAACCCCTACGTTCCTCTCGATCCACTGGTTCCTGAAGTCAGTTGCGTACTCACCTTTCTGGAGTCCCAAGCGATAACCCCAAGCCTCTAGCTTATGGGAACCCACAAGGGAACTCGGGAGAACCTTGGCCTTCACATGGCCACCATCGCGAGTGCTCAGGTCAGGGAAGAACAGGCGGGACTTGACCAGCGTGTCGACAACCTTCGTGCGCTCGACCTTGAACCACGGGTACAGCTTCTGGATGACAGCGATGTCGTACCCGATGATGTTATGGCCTACGAGTATGCCTTCGTCTGCTGCCTTCTGAAGGAAGTGAATCCCGCCTTCAATACCACCTTTGGAAGTGAACCTACGGCGCTCCCCTGTTTCAAGATCTTTCACAGAGAGGCAATGGATTTTCGATACGTCTTGCAAGAGTCCATCACTCTCGAGATCGAACAGAGTTACGCGCATACAGTTCCTTTATTTGATGTCAGGGTCTTCGAGGTACTCGTCGACGTTGAAAGCCTTGTCCAGAAGGTCAGCGTAGTAATGGATGAGACCTACGAATGCCGCTACGATCCCAAGGCACCCAAGCAGGATGGCGATGAGTTGAAGGAGATCACCGGGCATCTGCATGCTCCTCGAAGCGAGCCTTCAGGATGATGTACAGCGTGTGCTGCGCGAGACGGTCAAGGACCACCATGTCCTCATCGTTCTCGAAGGACCGGGAGCCAAGGTTGTCCTGCATGATGCAGAGGGCGGCCTCGTTGAAGAAGCCCTTCTCAATCTTCGTCTTGGCATCGCCGTTCCCAGTTACCGAATGGAACTCAGCCAGCAGGTACGTGTTTTCTTCTTCTTGGAAGTCCGCAATATCGTGTTCGTTGATCACTTCTCTCTCTCTCTTTAAAAGGTGTAAGCCTCAGGGTCAGCCTCAGGCGTGAAGTCACTTTGCTTGTCATAGAGCCGACCAGTGATCCGGTCGTACCCAAGTCGAATCAGGGCGCCGGTAGCTTGGCCCGTATAGCGGTCCTTCAGTACTCGAAGGGTTGTCGTGCTGCGTTCCTCTTCATCCTCAGCCTGTTGATTTCGCTCGAGTCCGAACATAAAGAAGCTCCAGAATCCGATTGCTCGTGCTCCCTTGAAATGCTTGATGGACACATGGCCACCTTCTTCATGGCTCTTGCCCTCAGGTGTACTAAGGTGCGAGATGAAATGAATGATGACTCGTAGCTCCTGAGCCAGTCCTGCCATCTCTTTCATGATCTGCTCGAGACTGCCGCGCTCATCTGCGGTATCCGCCATGGCCGTAAGGTGATCCACGTAGAAGATGCGGACTTCCTCAGCGTGTGCCATGTAGCGAATCTTGGCTGCCACAACGTCCCACGCGGTCTCCCCAAAGCTATCGTATAAGAACACCTTGCCCTCGAGTTCCTTAACGGCCCCGAGGCGTTCCTCACGGGTCCAATTGGCGTCGGGAACATGGAACCTCTTGCCCTTCACCTTGCCAGCTACGCGTGCTGCGGTTTCCTTAGGCTGCTGCTCCAGGAAGATCAGTCCGACCTTCTGGTTCAACTCGGTCACATCGAAAGCAATCTGCTGTGTGAAGACATCTGTCTTGCCAATGCCAGTACCAGCACCCCAACCGTAGACCTCGCCCCAACGGCGACCATGGGTCAACTCGGTCAACTTCGGGAGGAACCACGGGAGACCCTTCTCGATCTCACGGTCCAGTTCATCGTAAAGGTCAGAGATACCTACGATCCCATCGGGCCTATACGCCTTCGCGTTCCATATGGCCTGGATGACCTCTTGGCCCTTGTTGGCCTTCAGGCAATCATTGGGGTCCTTCAGGGGAAGGGATGCGATCTTAGCCTTGCCCGGGGGGAACAGTTCTGCCACCGCTTTCGCTGCTTCCCGCCCGGGTTCGTCCATGTCGAACATGATGACGATCTCTTCGAACTTCTCGAAGAACTCCATCTGCCTCGCCATGTCCTTCTTGGCACTCTTGGCACCGTTAGGAACGGACACCACTGGCCACTTGCCACCCTGTAGCTGTGATACGGTCAAGCAGTCGATCTCGCCTTCGGTGACGACGATCTTCTTACCTTTGTCCCACAGGTTCTGACCGAACATAGGGGGCTTCGCCGCGTCACCAATGAAGGAGAATTCCTTGTTGGCATCACGGACCTTACAGGCCACCACTTCGCCGTCTTTGATGTACGGGTACATGTGGACCTTCTTACCTGCGTACTGGCCGATACGAACACCGAATTGGCGGCAGGTTTCCTCACTGATCAGACGTGGAGGGATGCCTTGAACTTCGGCATTGGAGTACTCGTCCAGATTTGCAGCCACTTTCTTTCTTCCTCTTGTAGGTACAGTTCCATCCCCGCGTTCATAGTGACCACACGAGTAACAGGTCGTATGGCCATCTGAGTACAGGGCATTTGCATCGCTAGAGCCGCACGCATCGCACGGTCCCTTGCGAATCAGTGAGGACTCTTCGCGTTCCATCTCAATCCATCTCAATCATTTCGATTTCATGGGGATACACGTAGCCAAGGGTCCCATTGGAAGCCTTAACGTCGTAGAAGGTCCCAAGGAGACCCTCAAGGAGTCGGCCGATTTCCACGGTTGCCCCAAGGGACCACGCGGGACCATCGACCTCACTGAAGTCGACCAGCAGTTTTGCTTTGCGCATTTCAGTTATCCAGAAGTGCAGCCATTGATTCAGGGAAAGCCCAACGAAGCCGTTCATCCAGTTGTTCAGCAACCAGACGGCACTCGTATTGAGCATGGGGATCGAGACGTTGCTTGCATACGCGAGCGAAGGCCATGAGGGACCCAGACCAGATCCATTCGGTCATCGTGTTCAGCGGGAGGACCATACGGGCCATCTCGGGGGCTACACCACCCTTCAGTAGATTGTTGTAGTCGAGAAGGGAATCAGTGGAGGCGCGACGTACCGTAAAGTGTGCCCACTCTTGAGTGCTCTTAGGGAGGTTGTTTGTTGAGCCTTGCTTGACGTTCTCAGCACGCCCGCGGAACTCAGTCGGGATATAGAACTCAGGCTCACTGTCCACGTACCTACGGCTAACCTCATTCCAACTAAGGCCTACCTGATGTTTAACGAGTTGACGGGCAACAAACAGTGGGGCTTTGATCCGGAAGGAGGCGTAACAATGTGCAAACGGACTCCAGTGGTCATGGGTCGCAAGGTAGTTGATGAGCTTCACGTCACCATCGGTCAGCTCATCGTGTTGCTTGTCGAAGGAAACCCGGGCCACGTTAGCGACACTAAGGTCCGAACCCATGGAATCCAAAAGCTTGACCTCAATGTCAGCTACTTTCATATCTCTCTCTTTGTGTTTAGAACGTGACGCCAGCCTTCTCCAACTGGTCATCAATGTGAAGAAGGACCTCTTTCTGCATGCCCGAGTACTTGTCAGCACCGTAGGCGGCCTCAATGAGCCCATTACGGAGGTACTGAGCCTGCTCGAGGCTCATCGTGATCTTCACGTTGCCGTTCTTCGTGTGCTTGACCTTGACGATCATCAGAGGATCTCCGGGGTACCCAAGGTATAACGGGTGTAGTACTGACCAGTGACCGGGTGCTTCTTCCAGTGGGATTCGATGTTGAACCCTGCGTCCCGAAGGTCCGTGATACGGCGTGTCAAGGACTGGATGCTATGGTCGATGATTGCTTCGCGTTGACTGATGGAACCGGCCTTGCGGAGGTGCTTCAGGATTTGCTGAGTCTGTGTCATTTCTTTCTCTCTTTTAACCAAGCCTCGGGGACAACCTTGTCGGAATAAAGGAAGCCGTGGCGTACACACCATGAGGCATAGGTAGACTTTGATCCCTTGTATAAGGGGCTTGAACTACGGGAGAATACGAAGCGGATGTCCTTCTCGGGATGGGCTGCTTTCACTGCCAGATGCTTGGTGCGGTCTGCAGAATCGAAAAGTCCTTTTCCCTCCACAATGATCCCATTGCTTAAAATGAAATCAGGTTTGTAGGAGTGCGGGATTACGTACTCAAGCTTCTGAGTTTCATACTCGTATGCCATACCCGCTTCATCCAACTGCGCAGCGATCTTCTCTTCAAGACCACTACGCAGCTTTTGCTTCACCTTAAGCCCATGGTTCTTCTTAGTGACCCATGAGCGCTTCATCAGAAGTTCACGTCTTCGTCAGCTTCCTCTTCCTCGGGCTGCTCATCACGCTGAGGAGCCTTACGGTTACTCGACGGTTCCGCAACGTAGCCATCATCGTCTTCGTCATCCGTGCCCCAGTCAGCGCTCGACTCGACCAACTTGACCAGACGGACTTCGTTCAGGTATGCGCAGACTCCACCACCGAATCCTTCATAGGTACCAAAGGAACCACGGACCTGAATGGTCGAGCCACCGCCGATACGAATCTCTTCGCGGATCAGGTTGCCCTTGGAATCCATGACCTTCGGTTGCTTCTTCGACTTGAACGTAAAGGTGTACGAGCCATCCTCGTTGACCTTGTAGGGGCTTCCCTTGGAAGTCTTGGCCTTCTTGCCGAGTTCCAGGCGCTCTTCCTCGATCTGGTCGAGCAGGGGCTTTGCGGCCTCTTCAGACAGCGTAATGCTGGTCTTGTACTTGCCTTCAGGATCGAACTTGGTGTCCGCAGTGAACAGGTTGCTGTAGCCCGAGGGGCCTTTGGGTGTTGTGAAAAATGCCATGTGTCTCAGTCTTCAAAGTAAGGGTCAAACGGGAGGTCAATCAGGGAGTAACCTTCGAATTCGTTCATATCGAATCCTTGGGCCATGAGGGCTACTGCTTGGTCGAGAGGCATACGAATGTCCTCGGCATAAACGTCCATACGGGGTCCTAGAAATGACAAAAGGCCCCGTAGGGCCTCAATGTTGTGCTGCAGTGTGTTGTGCAGAAATTAAGCGAAAGCGTATTGGGACTCGAGGATGCTGTTGAGGTCCAAGGTGCCACGCGGGGGAACCATAAGCTTGTCTAACTCCTTAATGAGCTTGGCGATCTTCTTAGCGCCTTCTTCATCCTGGGTGGACTCGCCGGTGACGATAAGGTCAGCACGGGCCGTCAGCAGAATGTCTTCCAGCGGGTCACGTCCTTCGTACATATCGACCAAGCTTTTACGCACGATCATCGAGAACGCGTCCATCTGGTTCGGCAGTGCTGCAAACGAGTCATGAATCAATAAGAAGCTATGGATCCCTTCGGCCTTCGAGTTCTGCACGACCAGTTGAAGGTGCGCTGCATCGAAGGAGTGGATGAAGTTCGGGCTGATCGAGGTACGTTGCTTGTGTGCGTTCAACTCCTTGGAGAACCCAGTCTGAACCTTAGGCTTGTAGGCCGTAGGTGCATTCAAGGCCTTGTTCCACAGCAGGGTCTTGATCTGTTGGAAGGTCGGCTTGTAGTAGGCGTTCAGAACCGGGAAGCCCATCGGCGTAGTCCAGCGAACCGGAAGGTTAGCCTTCGCCAGAACACCAGCGATTGCCTTCAGGAGTTCCATGACAAGCGGGGCACCCTTAACGGTCTGCTTGATGCCAGTCATGTTGTGGTTCGCCAAATAGCGAGCTACCTCCATCATCTCGAGCCAGTTGTCCTTGGTGACCCCAAAGTGTGCCCGGGACTCATCATCGATAGCCATGATGTCTTCGTATAACTGGTCAGCGAAGCCAGAGACCTCCGAACCGTAGCCGTAGGTCATCACATTACGCTTGGTCACCTTGCGGTCGATGCCGTAGGAATGCCATAGTTGCGCAAAGCCACGGATCTTCTCGTCCTCGTGATTCAGGTCAGCTTCGACCAAGGGGCCCGAGATAGCAGCGACAGCTGCATAGACATCCTGCGGGAGTTCCGAGGGCATAAGGTTGACCAGGGCACCACCATCAGCGTCCCGCATGATTGCCGAGAAGTGTTGGATACCCGAGCAGCTACCATCGATAGCGATAGGCAGGTGGCAACGATAGCCCGTAGGATCCTTCAGATAGCCCGCCAAGGCCACACAAGCAGCGAGGAAGCAGAACGGGGAGTCCGCCATCTTCCAGACGTCCATAGAGGCGATAGGGTCCTTTGCTACGGACTTGATCATCTCAATGTTCTCTTGGGTCCACTGGACACGGGCCGCGAAGGGCATCTTGTCGAGAGCACGCCCGTCGATCTTGATAGCGAAAGTCGTAGCCACGTTCCACATCAGCCACGTAACGCCACGCTGTGTCAGGACCTCACCATCTGCAAATTCAAAGAGACCTTTGCAGTAGTCAGCACGTTGATGGTTGAAGCCGGGTTTTGCGTACACACGGCTGCGCCAGTCCAGAACGTGAGGCTGAAAGAAGCGTTCCACATCAGCGAGGAGCTTGGCTTCCTCAAGGTCCCTAGACACCACCGCATGCTTCGCGTTGGAAATCTTGTTGTCCTTGCGGATACCCCACTTCACCTTGTCTTCAGCATCCTTCGGGACTGCCTTGCGGGGACCCGGGAGCTTGCCCACAGGGATACGCATATCGTGGCAGAACGTCAGGGCCTCGAGGACCGTACGGTTGATCCGCAGGGGAACCTCTTGGATCCCATTGAGAGCACCAACGAACGGAGCATTACCTTCGATGGCAGCAGCGATCAGCTTCTTGGTCATCGGATTGAACGTGTTAGCAATCTTCACGGTCTTGGCAACACGCACATCATTGTATGCACCAGTGTCGAAGGCAACCCAAGGGTTCGGGACCGTGAGCATGGCCTGATAGACCGGAGCCGTCCATTGCTGGCGATCCTTGGCTTTCTGCAGGGCCTCATGGGCAGCTTCGGTGAACCCAAGGCGCATCTGGATTTCACCAGAGTCCGTGTCGGTCTTCTCGAAGTGCTCGAAGAGGCTCGTCGATTGTTGCGCCACGAAGAACAATCCAGCACCAATCCCGACCATAGCGTCAGCGTCGACACCCGGTTCCGGGAACTGATCTAACAGAGCCTCAGCAGCTTCAAGCTTCGCACGGGCCGACCGATTCATCCGGGGGTCCATGAGTTTCTTGTGGGCCTTCTTGTCTGCGTTCTTCAGACGCTCTGCCGCAATTGCTACCCGGACTTCGAAACCAATGGCCTCATACATAGAGGTCAGGGTCTCTTCGCTCGTCGCAGTATTGAACGCATTCTTGAGCACAATCCCCGACAGCAGGGTGTGGTCCAGATTGTCCATGGCCTTGAAGTGAGCGCCACGGTGGGACTTCTCCAACTCCGCAAAGTGAGCGAGACGAACAGCCTCGACCATCTTCGGTAATGCGTTCTCAAACAGGCGCTCTTCAGCCTTGCTCAGGTCACCCATGGAGTGCGCAAACTCAGCATTGCCTTCGTAACGCTCCGCACCCTTGGCCAACATACGCTCTTCCAGGGCGGATTGTGCTTCGTAGTTCAGCGCGATTTCAGTCATGTCTTGCTCCGTGGGTTCGTTGAGTCAGTGAACCGAGTATAGCCTGATTCACATCGCAACACAACTCAGAGTTGCACAAAAAATTTGAGGAGACACTAGGCCTTCTCTGCAATGGTAGGCAAATTGCCGATGTGCATGATTTCAAAGGAAATTTGCTAGAGGTTTTCTAGAGTTGACCCTCAGGTTACCCTCAGGAACCCTGCTCAGGACACTATATATAGACCAGAAATGTGAAATCAAAAAGTCCTTTAAAATCAAGGACATCGGTAATTTGCCTACCATTAGAGAGAGACCCACAAAGTTGCACAACTAAGGGGTAGGGGATTCCTAAGGTAAACCCTAGGTAACCCTAAGACAAACCTAAGTAAGACCTAGGGTTGTTTCTCATTGTAATAACTATGTAATAAACCTAGGGACCCTTAGAGTCCTTATGAACCCAAAGAATCACAAGGGAGCCTCAGGCTTCCCCCATACAAACATCATCCGATACCTGCGCCTACGAGCACTCACTTAGGGTCCCTCGGATGAGTTAGGCACTGCCATTCGGTTGCCTTGGGGTTCCCTTGTGATTCTTTTTTCCCAATAACACAACACAATGCAGTACATGCTTAACAGAGAGAGTACAGAGAGATGAGCAACGCATCACTTCGGTCACAGCTTGTGGCCCGACGAACCTACCAGCGACCACTGAATGCTGAGGGGACAGTCTTCGAGACTTTCGAGGAAATGATTGACCGTGTGGTCGGGCATCAGATGTGGCTTTGGGACCGTGCGTCCGTTAAGGCTGGATACCTGATCGACGAAGACGAACTCAAGGAACTTAGCGAACTTCGACAACTGATGGTCGAGCGCAAGGTTTCCATGTCTGGTCGCACCAACTGGCTTGGTGGCACTGACGTATCGAAGAAGCGGGAGGCGAGCCAATTCAACTGCAGCTTTTTGCGCATCGAAACGGTACGTGATGTGGTCGACGCAATCTGGCTGCTGCTGCAAGGTTGTGGCGTTGGCTTCAGCCCGGTCGTTGGTCAGCTTACTGGCTTTCAGAACCGTATTCCTGAAATTGAATTCAAACGCTCGACCCGAACATCCAAGGGTGGCCGCGAACATAACGTGGAGACACTTGAGAATGGCGTCTGGACAATCAACATCGGAGACAGTGCAGAAGCTTGGGCGAAAGCCGTCGGCAAATTGGTGGCCCACCCTCACACTGCCGCCCATAAACTTGTGGTCAGTACCGAAGAGATTCGACCGGCAGGCGAGCGTCTTAAAGGTTACGGATGGATTTCCTCAGGCGATGACGCACTCGTCAAAGCCCTCGAAGCAATCTTCCACATCCTCAACCGTCGCGCTGGATCTCTCCTCACACGTATCGACATCCTCGACATTGCCAACTGGCTCGGCACAGTTCTATCGAGCCGTCGCAGCGCAGAGATAGCAATCTTCGAATACGGTCAGGACGAGTGGCAAGAGTTCGCAGTCGCCAAAAAGGATTTCTGGGTCAACAACCTGCAACGAGCACAGTCGAACAACTCCCTGCTGTTCAAGAAGAAGCCTACCCTGGCTGAACTCGAGCACATCTTCCACTTGATGGTAGAGGCGGGAGGCAGTGAGCCGGGGTTCATTAATGGCGAGGCAGCGACCAAGCGTGCCCCGTGGTTCGCTGGTACCAACCCATGCTGTGAAATTCTTTTGGGTTCGAAGTCGTTCTGCAATCTTGTGGAAATTGATGTCTCGAAGTTCTTTGGAGATTCCGCAGGTCTTCGCCGTGCTGTTGAGATCGCTGCAAGGGCAAACTATCGCCAGACTTGTGTAGACCTCAACGATGGCATCCTGCAGGAAGACTGGCACCGCAACAACGACTTCCTTCGCCTCTGTGGCGTGGGCTTGACGGGCATTGCAATGCGCCCCGACTTGAAGCCGTATGACTACTCGGAGCTTCAGCGCACTGCTACGTATGCCGCCTATTCGATGGCGGATGAACTTGGTACGCCTAGGCCGAAAAATATCACGACAATTAAGCCCAGTGGTACGTTGAGCAAGGTCTTCGATTGTACTGAAGGGATGCATAAGCCTCTGGGCCGATACATCTTCAATCAGGTCAACTTCTCGAAGCATGATCCGCTCGTGTCGCTGTGTCGTTCGGCAGGTTATAAGGTCATCCCGAATCCGATGGATCCCGAAGCAATGCTTATCACGCTTCCGGTGAAATGGGACAACGTGCCTTTCTCCAAGATCGTGAAGAACGGTGTAGAGATGGAAGTGAACCTCGAGACTGCTATTGAGCAGCTTGAGCGCTATAAGCTCCTGATGCTTAACTACTGTCAACAGAACGTCTCTTCGACCATTAGCTACAGTGTGGATGAAGTCCCTGCAATCATTGATTGGTTGCTTGAGAATTGGGACAACTACATCGGCGTCAGTTTTTTGTTCCGAACAGACCCGACGATGACCGCTGAGGACCTTGGGTATGCCTACATTCCACAGTCGGTTGTGACCAAGGCTGAGTACGAAGCATACGTTGCGAACCTGCAGCCTATCGACTTGAACAGCAACGTGCATAGTCTCGACGCTGAACTTGAAGATGAGTGTAAATCTGGCGCGTGCCCGATTCGGTGATGTAGTAAGTCTAGTGACCGGGGACGAGACGTGCTCCGAGATAACCTAGCGATTCCCGTGGGAAGCGGGATCCTTACTCGGCCTAATGAGCCACAAGTTCTACCCGAAACCTTAAACGCAATGTTTGAGTCTCGATTCTCTGTGTTTCAGGGGAATCTGAGCGTGTCCCTTGGGGAGCCTCATTGGTCTCTCTCCTCTCTCTATCCTTTGGGGTCCAGGGGGCACTCTCAGATTTGAGCAAAATATTTCCAAGCCTTCTAGTTGGAACGGCTGGCCGATTTCGGATTTTATAGATCAATTGGAAAACCCAAACAAATTTTGGGTATCTCCAGGGCACCCTGTGCATCCTTCCACAGACCCTCGCTCGTTCTGAGCAATCCCAAATACCCAAAAATCCCCCATTTTCGCCCTCTCGTATCCCAAAACTGGTATAGAAACGCCTAGGCTGAGGGTCGCGCACCGTAGCCAAAAGACCCTTGGATAGCAAGCGTTCCCTAGCTTTCCTACCCTGCACCCCTCTAGGACCCGAATACAGCCCTTTTGAGCGGTTCGGGAGCCTCAGGCTACCCATGTAGCTCCCGAGGTCTCCGAGCGGTTCCTAGCACCATACGGGACCCTAGAAACCGTACTGGCGGAGCATAGCTGCGCTATTGGCGTGCTGGTACCTCCCTAGGTTTCCCTCAGGATGTACAGGAAGCGCACACACAAGCACGAAACCCCGAGAAGCCTAAGCTTCGACAAGCGAAGCAGGGGTTACCTAGGGTCTCTAGTTTGTCTGCGGTTGCCTAGCTAGGGTTACAGTTCGTGAATGAACCGTAGTCCACGCAGGTATAGCTAGGTGCTTGCGGTTGCCGATACTTGGTCCTACTGGCTCCCACAGTCTGACCCAGGCTACTTAGACCCTCAGACCAAGCTTGAGCCTGTTGAGGTGTCATAGTGGAGCCTGCGCAACCTGAAAGGGAAGAAAGGGAACCCAGGGTAACCAAGGTAATGAGAATAGTTTTCATTTGTTATCGATTGTCAGATATTAGGGGGAATGCGCTCGTAAGGTAACACAACCGCCAACAGTGACTACAAACGACAAACCCCAGGGGTTACCTAGGGTCTCTCGTTTGTGTCCTGTGTGTTCATACAAACTCTACGGTCTCAACAAGCCTAACAGCTTGGTCCTCGGTTTGAACGAAGGCACGTCTACCGTCTGCAAGGCGTTGTATCACCCCTTTGGTATCCCGCACGGTGTAGAAGGATTCATAGGGCGTGATATAAAACTTACGCGTGCCTTTCTTCACTACAAGATAGTTGTTGTGGTCGCGCTCAGAATTTGTTTTCATTGGTTCCCCCTAATGATCCGGATGTTACCCGGAAGTCGTATTTCAACAGGGCCCTGCATGGTCTTCGCTAGCTCCTCTGCGAGTGCCCTGGTTAGATCATGTATCAGTGTAGGTGTTGGTTCGATAGCCCGCGAGTATGCCTCTAGGGCTTTGGTCACTGGGCGTACGGAGGGTCTCAAACTTCCTCCAGAAACTTACGACGCCAGGCAAAGGAAGTGACCTTGCTCAACCATGTACAGCCTTCGCTATGGGTCACGGGGGAAGCGCTCAGACGAACCTTAACGCCTGTCCGCTCGTTCATAACTACCACGTGATAAAGGCGAGTAGTCATTGTCATACCTCAATCGTTACGTTAGCCAGGAACCCAGAGGTATCCACAGTAACATTGTCCGGCAAGCGGTCCATACGGAGACCAAGGGAACCTTGGATAAGGTCCTTCCGGATACGTGCCAGCATGCCAGGGAAAAAATCACTGTTGGCATATGCGCCAAACTTAGGATGATTCCGTGCTGCGTTCATATCCACATGACTACGCTTGAACGTAGGGACCGCAATGTACTGATAGGAAACCGTGTCGTCCATGTTGTAGACCGCTTGCATCTTGGCTTTGAATTGGATTTTCATGGTGTACCTCAGTGATTGGTTACAGCGTTAGAGATGTAGAACAGATCGGGGACCGCAGCATCCTGCAGGGCGACTAAGGCTTCCTCCAGTGTGAGGAACCGTAATAACGCTTTGCCTGTTAAACGATGGACTAGGGTGAACATGGTTTAGTATCCTTGGCAGTGAACTAGACCATCATCACCAACGTACAAATCAACCGAACCCTCAACTTCCGCTGAGTACGCCAAGCTGTCGCCAACTTTGCCTAGGCCCCTGTCCCAATAGCCCGCACCGTGATGGTTGCGAGTAAGCCAGAAGTCATGACCAGCTTTAGCCAAGGTGTATCCCGAGTGTTCCAATGCTTCCATCAGCTTATCGTAGTTACGATCGGTGAACATGCGACAGTCATTGAGCATAGTGTTATGGCAGAAGACAGAGGTCTCATACGTATCTAACGGTTCCCCTTCGTCATCCATGGACGACCAAAGGGCACACTCCACATACGCTTCAAAGAACTCGTCAAGCTGCATAGGGGTAAGTTGATCGACTGTCATGGTTAGACTCCTTGCACCTTAGGCAGGTAATAGGTCTGGACCCATTTGATGTCTTCAGGAGACATAACGCGGTCAGGGGTCGAGCCCTGCTTACCCGTAGAAGACTTAAGCCACTTGGTCGTGTCGTAGTACCAATAGGTTGTCTTGTCCGCATGGAAGGACATTTGAGTCTCTTTAACTTCTAAGATCCCTGTGTCTTTGTCCAGATTGAATGTAAGCATGGTGTTCCCCTTGGTTGTTTGGTCTCATCAGTACGGGTGGTACCCGCAGACCCTCATGTGTTAGAGGGTTTCGACCTGTCCTACTGTGTGTTGTGCAACACTTAGCGGTACCAGTAGGTCACATCGTCAATCTCTACCGAAGAGTAATCAACACGGATGTTGCAGGCAGTAGCTTCCCAGTCGATCTCAATGTAGCTAGGGATACCCTTGGGAATGTCTCCGCAATCCTCAAGCATACCCCTAGCGTAGTCCGTGAAGTAGCTGTCACGAATGAGGGTCACGGGATACCATTCATCGCCGCCGTAACTGCACACCTCATCTAATAACCCTTCGATCTCCAACAGTTCGTCATACTCTTCGCTACTGAATCCAACTTGGTTGCGCACCCAGGTAGCAAAGTCAACCCCGTCATTCTCAGGCATGGAATCAAACTCTTCGCGCAAAGCATCGCTGGTTTCGCGTAACTCCTCAACACGGGCGATAAGGTCACGAACGTCAATGGTGTCTTGCATGTTGTCGATGTGGCTCATTTGATTCTCCAGGTATCTAAGGTCGTTTGGTTCGTTGCTGCTATGGGATGAACTATAGCGTGTTGTGCAGAGGTGTGCAAGCGTTATTTAAACTTATTTGCACAGGGTTCCTCTGGTTACGCTAGGTTGTACGCGGTAAGGAATGCATCCTGATCGGTATAGACCTCACGGGCGCCCGCATTACCTCTCTTGTAATGCTTTACGATCACTTCCCCTGTAACGTCCGACTCCCGGACCCTGATGTATTCCCCTTCGTCATCTAAGACGATTCGAACGTCCACAACCGCATGCACATTATTTAACGCCCACATTGATTGTGCGACGGCGTTAGCTTGGGATTGATATAGGATCATTTGGTTTCCCCTTGAATCAATGAAGGTTGAAAGCGAACTTAGCAACAGAGCCAAGGAACGTATCGGGATACACAAGGCCACCAAAGGCACTAAGGCAACATCCGAGCATTACCATCATGGTGAACATTGCGATGTGTCCGGACTCGACGTTTGCCTTGAGTTTGCGCAGAGTTTTCATTTGGTTTCCTTGGGTTCGTTAGTCGTTACTGCATGGACTCCAATGTAACGTGTTGTGTACGGTTGTGCAAGAGAAACTTAGTACTTTCGATCAAAAGGTGCCTTGGGTGACTAAGGGTCTCAGGTTCGTTCGCCTGTCGAACACACACGAACCCCTTCCTTCACTATTTGGAATCGTTAGTGTCCTAATCATTTGTGCACCATGGATACCTCAGCTATCCCTAATGCCCCTGGCTACCCATGGCCAATGAGTAGACCAACGTTCCCTGATTCCACATTAGATAACTCATCGGATGTATCTCCTTTAGAATCAAGCACTTAGCCCAGGCTCCCACTCGAGCCACGATCCTTGCTGTGCCCACACGGTGCCGGATGTACCCCCTAGGTCCTCTTTGGATCCACTTCCAAAAGAATGCCTAAAGGTTTTTCGTTGTTGTTGTTGTTCGACCTGTTGCGTGAGAGCAACGTCCCCAAGATTCCCAAAGAAACCCAAGGTACCCCCTAGGACCCCCCCCGGGTACCCTCAAGTTGATCCCACCCCCTTTATTCCCAAGGTAACCAAAAGGACCCCAAGGGTACCCAAGGTTGCACAAGTTTTACCCAAGTTTCACCTAAGTTTCTCCCTACATTGACCATTAATAGACCAGTAAGGGCTATGGGGGGTAGGGGGGCTTTAGATTCTAAAGATTAAAGACCTGAGGATTCTAAAGGACCCTAGGTTTTACTTAAGTCCCTATAGTTTATATATAGGTTATTAATAATGGTCTTATCTAAAGATTTACCCAGAGATAAAACCAAGGTACCCCAAGGGTATCCACAGTCACCCAAAGATACCCATGGCATTAGAATCCGCTACTTATATTAATGGTCTCGTACCTGCTAATCCCCTTGGCTCAGATGCCATTGCATTTGCAGATGACCACATCCGGCTCATTAAGTCGACCCTGAAGGCGACCTTCCCTAACGTCACGGGTCCTGTAAATCTGTCTCAGGACTTTATCAATACGATGATGCCCATTGGGGCGGTCATTATGTGGGTAGGGGCTACGGTCCCCTCAGGGTGGGCACTGTGTAATGGTCAGACGGTGGTCCGTAGTGATGGTGCAGGTAATATCACCACGCCCAATCTCCTTGACAGGCTTGTCGTAGGGGCAGGGAATTCGTATGGCCTTAATAACTCGGGCGGTAACGGGTTTATCGCCCTGTCGCAGTCCCAGATGCCCGTGCATAACCACAGCGCATCCACGGATAACCCAGGGGACCACTTCCACCGAGTCTTGGGTCCCACGTCTGGAGATGGCGATCACGCCCACGGCCTGAATAACCTTGGCTCGGTCCAGGCGGGTTCGGACAATGGTGGTGCCAACGTAAGCGTAAGTACCGGGTATTCCTCGGGACGCTTCCAGTCTCCCACTCAGAACGCAGGGGCACACACCCATAGCGTGGACATCGTGTCCCAAGGCGCTGGTAACCATACCCACACCGTTTCCATTGGGAATGCCGGGAGTGGCGCTTCCATTGACATTCGGAATCCGTACTACGCCCTCTACTACATCATGAAGGTGTAAATACAGATGCCTCTCGAATCAGCTAACTACATCAGCCAGCTTAACCCTGCGAATCCCAACAGTACCGACACGGTCTCTCAGGCTGACGATCACCTTCGGGTAATCAAGCAGGCCCTGAAGAACACCTTCCCGAACCTGGATGCCCCCGTCACGGTCACCCCTGCTCAATTGAACTCCCCGGTTCCCAAGGGAGTGATCTTGATGTGGTCTGGGGCCATCGTGGCTATCCCTGCCGGGTACCTACTGTGTGATGGTACCAATGGGACCCCTGACCTCCGCAATAGGTTCGTAGCGGGTGCGGGGTCCTCGTATGCGGTCAATGCCACTGGTGGTGCCTCAAGTACTGGTATGGCAGGGTCGCACACCCATACGATCAACGGTACCACTGAGGTCATCAATACGACTACCCAGAGCGCTGCGGCTGCCGTAGGGATCAATGCGATTACCGCAGTTACCCCTCAGTCCCATACGCATTCTGCGAATCTCGTGGGCGATCACCAACACTCGTCGCTCCCTCCGTACATGGCCTTGGCCTACATCATGAAGGTTTAATCAATGCCGACTCTCCCGCTTCGGAAGCTAGGGGGCGTGGGGGTCATCACTGATGCCAACCCGTACGACCTCCCGCCTAACGCTTTCTCTGCAGCCAACAATGTCATCTTCGATGAAGACCGGATTACTCGGGCGCCTGTATTCAAGCAGTTGTTCAATCCTATTCGCTCTGCACTTACGTATGACGCAGCCCCAGGATCCTACGACTCCAACACGAACCCCTATGATTCTGCAGATGGTGGTAGCTCCGCGACATCCCGCTTCATTGGTTCCTACTACCAAGTAGACCTTGGAGGGGTGCCGTTTGTCTGTGATCGTGATGGTACTGTCCGCGCATACCCCAACGGGAACCTCACGTTCCTAACGCCTTCGTCCTCAGTGTTCACCACGGATGCTGTGTGGTCCCATGCGCAGGTAGGGGCACTCTCGTTCCTGGTCCGTCAAGATACGGTCCCGTACGTCCGTAACATCCTCGCTGATGCCACCTATGTTCCCCTCGCGGGGGACTGGACTACCGGTGGGGTGGACTGTGCAGGAGTGGTCCGGTCATTTCTTGACTACGCGATCATGCTGAACATCCGCAAGGGTGTGGGTCATTACAACCCGCAGATGGTCAAGTGGTGCAACCCGCTTCAGTATGGCACGGCTTCCACGGGTGTCCTCTGGGACCCAGGCAACCCGAACTTCATCGCTGGTGAGAACGTGCTCTCTGAGATGCACTCAGGGATCCGCGATGGCCTCACCTTGGGGAACTCGTTCATCATCTATGGTCAGCTTCAGAACTGGCTCATGGAATACCGAGGGGACTCAGCGGTCTTTGGGTTCCGTAGGCTTCCCTTTGATGGCGGGATCGTCAACACGAACTGCGTGGTCGAAGTCGAGGGACAACACTTCGTCTTTGGTGAGAATGACATCTATCGCCATGATGGCATGTCCAAGACCTCCCTCGCGGATTCCCGGGTACGCCGAAGGATTTACAACACACTGGACCGTACCAGAACGTCCTTGTGCTTTGTGGTCCATGACTCGGTAGCTAACCTGATCCACTTCTGCTACCCGACCCTTCAGGACTCTGCTGCGTATGTAGGGGCTGCCTTCTGTAACCAGTCGGCAATCTACAACTACAAGACGGATACTTGGTCCTTCATGGATCTCCCGAATGTCATTGGTGGTTCAGAGGCGGATGCAGTACTGGTCGCCAACTCCTATCCCAATGAGACCGCAGGGTACCAACTCTACAACACGACCTACACCAGCTTCATTGGGCCTACGACTCCTCGGATCCCTTTGATGCTCTCGGTGGCCGATCAGAACGTAGGGATCACGGATAGCCGAGTGTTCGCAGTTGATCTACCGACCGCAGGGTTGGTTAATCTTCCGGCGCTCCCAGAGGTCCTTAAGCCTTCCTATGTGGAACGCGTAGGGGTCGACCTGGACGGCTCAGGTTTGCCTACGAGTCTCCGTGGTTACAAGCTGATACAGAGCATGGTTCCTCAGTGTTCATTTGAGGATTCCACGGGCGTCTTCAAGTTTGAAATTGGGTCCTCGGATCTCCCGACTGAGGCTGCGAACTACCGTTCCACACAGACGTACAGTCCCGCAACGGACTACAAACTGGACATGATGGTCGCAGGTCGTTACCTCGCCTACAAGGTGAGCACGGACTCGATCTCCAACTTCCAATTCTCCGGGATGGACTTTGACGTCAAGACCTTGAGCCGACGATGAACTACACGATCCCCTTAGAAAAATACGTACGCGCGAGCATCCCACAACTACCCCAGTCGCAGGCCCTCTTTCTCACTGAGGAACTGAAGAAACTGGAACGGACGCTCGCATCGATCACGGCTGCACTTGAGCAGATCGGCGTACACGTACCTTAATTAGAGAGTAACACCCCTATGATTAGCTACCAAGTTGAGAAGTGGAGTGAAGCCGTCGAAGAGATGCGCCCCCTGTGGGAGCAACACTACTCAGAGATCGCCTACGACCAAGCTGAAATCCCCTTCTTCCTCAACGAGGCCTTTTACCTTGCTGCTGAGACCTCAGGAATCCTCCTGTTTGTCACGGTGCGAGATAACGGGAAGCTCATAGGGTATAGCAAGAATCTACTCAGCCGTCACCCGCATCACGCGTCCTCCCTGTTTTGCTTCAACGACTCCTACTTCATCCTCCCCAAGTACCGCCAAGGTTGGCTTGGGGTTCACCTGTTCCGCTATGCCGAAGCTCGCATGCGTGAAGCAGGGGTGAAGAAGGTCGTCGTCAGCACTCAGGACAACCTGGACCGTGGTTCCGTCTTCAAGCGCCTGCGCTACCGGAAGAGTGGGGCTGTCTACACCAAGGTATTACTCTAATGTTCAAAGCAATCCTCAGGATGCTCGTGCCTTCCCTTGCTCCGGGGATTGGCCGTAAGTACGGCATTGATCCGATCACGGCAAGCCTCGGCTCCGCAGCGATTGGCGCAGTAGGGAGCATCTTTGGAGACAGTAGCTCGTCCCAAGGTGCCCAACAGCAGCAAGCGAACGTCAACTCCCCGTGGTCCCAAGCGCAGCCTTACATCACCCAAGGGTACGATAAGGCCCAAGGCTTCCTGAATGATGCCACCACGGGCGCCTACACAGGCCCGCGCGTAGCTGGTCTCAATCCGTACACCACTCAAGGCGCCAACAGTACCGCAGCGTTCGCAGGGAACCAAGGTCAGAACATCGCCAATGGTCTGTACGGCAGTGGTAGCTCGATGCTTGGCTTCGGTCAGCAGTTCGGCAATAACGCACAGTCGGTATTTGACCAAGCTGGTACGGACCAGACTCAGAATTTCCTGAATACGGCCAACCAGTACGCCAACAGCCCCTACGCTGACTCGATGATCGATGCAGCCTCTAGGGACACCGTGCGGAACCTGAATGAAAATACACTCCCTGCGTTGAATCTCGCGGCTACCGGCTCGGGTAACCTGAATTCCTCACGTACCGGGGTGGCCCAAGGTATCGCAGAGCGTGGTGCCTCGGACCGTCTCGCTGACATTTCCTCGAGCATCCGTAGCAACCTGTTCAACACAGGCCTCAGTACGGCTCAATCCCAGTACAACACACAGCAGGCCCTCCGCAGCAACGTCAACCAGCAACTTGGTACGGCGTATGGTCAAGGCGTGGGTTCCCTCACGGCTGCTCAACAGGCCAACGGCAACAACTTCGACCAACTCACTGGTGCTGGCAACATTTATCAGACCAACGACCAAGCGAACCTCGACGCCAACAAGGACCAGTACTACGAAGGTCAGAACACCAACCTCGACCTCCTCCAGAAGTACATGAAGATCATCAACGGTTCCTATGGTGGCACGGGTGTGGCAGGTCAAGTCTCCTCGCCGGTCTCCTCGGGTATCCAAGGTGCCCTCGGTGGTGCAGCGTCTGGTGCGGGCATTATCGGCAAGCTTGGCGGGTTCGGCAACTCGGGTACCACAGGTCTCGAAGGTGGTTACAACAACGTCACTGGCGATAACGCCTTCGATAACAAAGACCTCTACGGTTAAGGAAAACCATGGCAAATCAATTTAGCGTGGATGCTCAAGATCCCGGCTATGGTCAACTCCCCTCGTGGCTCAGTGAGGCGATGCAGAGCAAGGACGATGGGTACCCTAATGGGAACCCTGAGGCCCAAGGTGTCCCTTCGTACATCCTTCAGGCCCTTCGGAATCAGCCTGGGACCCTCTCGGCGTACATGGGGGGTGATCCGGGCCAACAAGGGCAACCTCAGGCACCTCAGGGTCCTATGGGTCAGGCTATGGTTCCTCAGGCACCTCAGGGTCCTATGGGGCAGCCTCAGGCTCCACAAGCTCCCCGTAAGGACATGAACTCGATCTACGACGGCCTGATCAATGGTGGTGCTGCGCTCCTCGGGGCTAGGAACCTGAAGGAAGGCCTAGGTGCTGGTGTTCAAGCCTTCAACCAAGGTTACGACGACCGCACGAACAAGGATCGGGAACTCAACCAGCCTAAGGTGACCCCTCTGGCTGATGGTGCCTTCACGCTCCTACAGTTCTCCAACGGGACTCAGAAGGTCGTCAAGAACTCTGAAGTCGCAGGCTACCTCAACCAACAAAAGATCGACGCAGCGAAGGCCAAGGGAGACGCAATTGTCCTCCAGGCTCAGGTGAACTCAGCGGTTGCCTCGGGCAAGAAGGCGGATGAAGCTTCCCTCACTCACGCAGGTGACGAAGCGCAGACCGCAGGGAACGTTAAGGAACTTCGCGACCTCGCTGGAGAGCTTGGCAAGACCGACACGGCCACTGGTCCCATCGTTGGTTCCCTGCCGAAGGGTGTCCGCGATGTCATTACCCCCGAGGGTGCCTCGCTTCAAGACCGTGCTGAACGCGTGGTCCAAGCAGGTCTCCGAGGTGTCCTTGGTTCTCAATACACCGAGAACGAAGGTAAGGCATTCATGGCTCGTGCGTACAACCCGCGTCTCTCTGAAGCTGAAAATGCTCGTCGCCTTTCGCAGGCTGCTGACGAGCTTGAACAACTGGCGAAGGACAAGGCAGGCGCTATCGAACACCTCAGAAGCAAGGGGACACTCGATGGTTTCAAGCCTAATACCTCAGCTTCCAGCGGTAACGCACCAGCAATCAACTCTCAAGCGGACTACGCCGCACTACCTTCGGGTTCCCTCTTTAGGGCGCCTGATGGTTCAACTAGAAGGAAACCGTAATGGCTGAATGGTGGGAAGCTGCTCCCAAAGCAAGCACGATTGATATTGCGTCAGATGCTGAAGGTGCTTCCCCCGCAGTCGCGGATCTTGCCCGCAGTGTCTATCATCAGGAGTCCACTGGTGGCAAAAACACCAAGACTTCCAATGCTGGCGCTGTGGGCGGGATGCAAATCCTTCCTGACACGTTCAACGAAGTCGCTGACAAGGGGTGGGACATCAACAACCCGGAGCACAACGCTCGGGCTGGTGTCCGGTACCTCAAGAAACTAAATGATCTGGCTGGTGGGGACCCTAAACTTACCGCTGTGGGCTACTACGGCGGCCCTGGAGCGATAGAAAAGGCCAAGAAGGGTATCGCAGTAAGCGACCCACGGAACCCGGAGGCCCCTAATACGCTGCAGTACGGCGATCAGGTGGCAGGAAGGGTCCAAGGTGGTAGTAATTGGTGGGAAGCGGCCCCTATTGAAGGACAGAATCCCGCTGCTCCTACGGTTTCCCCTACTAAAGCCCCTTCAGCCGCCAAGAAACCCGTAGCTCCTACGGATTCTGCTGCACCCAAGGCTGATGAACCGCATAGTTGGTTGCGTGAGGTCGATGATACGGTTCGGCATATCGCTGATACGGCTACCTTCGGTCTCGCTGACAAGTTCGCTGCCAAGATGGACGAACTGACAGGCCGCACCAAGGGAACCACGTACGACCAGAACCTCGCCAACGAGCGAAAGAAGGACGAAGACGCTTCCACGGGTGCAAAGGTCGTGGGAGGGCTCGCAGGCGCTGCCGTACCGGGCTTGGGCATCCTGAAGGCTGTGCAGGCTCCCGCTACGGCCTCTAGGGTCGTCCGGGGTCTCTATGGGGCGGGCGTAGGTGCTGCTGAAGGCGCTGCATCGGGCCTCGGTCACAACGATTCCGACAATCTGGTCGACAAGGTTAAGTCTGCAGGGGTCGGAGCGGGTGTGGGCGCTGCTCTTGGTGGTCCCCTCGCTGCCGTTATGCCAGCAACAATGTCCCAGAAGGTCGCCTCGTACGTAAAGCAGCATGGTGAGGAAGGTGCTCGTCGGGTCGCTGAGGCAACCCAGGACCTCACAGGTCTCGCTAGTCGAGAAGCTCAGGGCGGAAAGGCTATTGGCGCCAAGCAGGCGAATGCAATCGGTAATGGTTATGTAGCACAGGCCATGGATCACATTGCGGACCCTGAGATCCGCACGGCTCTCCAACGTGGCCAAGCACTGAGTGATGCGCAACTCGCGAAACTCCCTCCGGATATTGCTGCAATCATCAATAAGCAGACGACCGTTGCTGCTCAGACTGCAGCCAAGCCTGCCTCTGACGGCATCCTCGCAAAGGCTGCCCGGGTTGCTGCACGTAACCTGATCCCCATCGAAGCGCTTCGGAACCTCGCGGTGAATGCGGCGGGTGGTCGGGAGACGCGTGAAGCAGTCATTCAGAAGTTGATCAAGCAAGGCCCGGTGGCTGACAAGGTCCTCGAGCAGTACGGACCATCCAAGGGTGCCCAGGCACTCAAGGTTCTCCAAGCGAAGTCCGCAGCTACACAGGCTCAGAACGCTTCCCGCGCTGGATTCGGTACAGAGGCAGGGCAGGTACTCGCCAAAGATGCGGAGAATGCCCAGGTAAAAGCCGCAGCAGACGCGGTGAAAGCAAAAACCGCTGCAGATGCTCAGGCTACTGCCGCAGACCTCGCTGCAAAGGCCCAAGCGTCCCGCAACGCGATGTCCAAGGCAACTCGTATGCCTCTGGGCGGGGGTTTCCAAGAGACACTCCAAGGGGGCCGTTCGGGTCTCGACCTGACATCTAAGGATTCCCTCGCTGGTCTCCGTGCGTTGTCGAATCACCCCGTACTTGGTCCCGCAGCGACGGAACTACGTAGGACCGGCAAGATCGCTGACGAGAACTCATTCTACGCTGTCCAGAACGGTCTCAGGGGCCTCAAGGAACAAGGGTACATCGGCAAGCAGATGCAAGGTCCCCAAGGTGCACTCTCCAGTGCAACTGAGGCTGTCCGTAATCCTATCGCATATAAAGAGGCCGTACGTCAGGCAGGGTCGGCGTTAGACCGTGCTGTATCCAAGGCCCCTACGGATGAACTGGCAGGATTCGCGTCACAAGTGGCGAACTTGAGGACCACTGCCGCTAAGGAAGCTCTCGTGCAGAGTCGCCTGCAGTCCGCAACCCCTACGGAAGCCAAGTTCATCAAGGAATTGGTGCACCCGCTTACCAAATATGGTCCTAAGAAATGAAAGTAACAGAAATGTTGTCCCTACTCTCGGCGTTTGATGAAGTCTACGCGTCGAGTTTTCTAACCGAAAAGGAAAAGGCAGTCATTGGTACCGAGGTTCTCCTTCGGCTCCCCCATGAAGGCCTCTACCCGTCTGCTGACGCCACCTTGAAAGCGATTCAACGCTCGATTGGTGAACGTGTAACCCAACTGGAGGGAACTCTTGGAGCAGCAACAGAAAAAGCCACGAGCAAACCGACCAAAGGGAACACCAAAGTCAAAGACGCCGGGGTTCGCGGAGTTAGCTAAGACACCTGAGGGACGTGCTCAGATGGCCGAATGGCGCAAGTTGGCCATAGGTAAGGGCGGCCGTCCCAAGGGAGCCACTGACGGCTTCTCTGCATACCGTCGAAAGAAAATGATTGCCAAGGCTGCGGCTGAGGCGAAGGTAATTGTGAAAGCTATGGAAGACAAAGGAATCGTGATCCCGAAGGATGCGGCGGCTCGGGAAGCATTTGAAACCGTGGTCACCGAAATGCGCCGCAAGGATCTTCTGCCCAAGGACAAACTTGCGTTCGCACGCACGGTCCTTGAGTGGTCGATGGCCAAGCCCGCAGCGGAGACCAACGTGACCGTTAAGAAGGCTGAGGATTTCCTCAGTGAAATCGCAGGAGATTTGGATAAGTGACAGAACCGTTGTGGTGGCTAACCAAGGACGGCGATAAGACCTGCCTTGCTATGTATGAGCGCCACTACTCGGCCTATCACAGTGAAGGTAAGAAGAAGCGGAAACTCTTCATCGGCCCTGGGGAGAAAGTAGTCCTCAGGACCGAGAAGGGTGACGCATGTTTCGCCTGGAGAAAATTCATAGATGACAGTGGACAACAAGGCATCAACTGCGCTGTCTTCCGTAACGAAAGCCCGCACCTTAGCAGCGAACTCATACGCCAAGCGGACGCAATTGCTGACTGCCTCTGGCCTAATAGCAGGCATTACACCTACGTCCATCCGGACAGCGTTGCCTCAAGGAACCCTGGATTCTGCTTCATCAAAGCAGGATGGTCCCGCTGCGGCAAAACGAAGAAGGGCCTTCTAATATTGGAGAGAGTGATAAGTGAGTGATCAAAGAGCGGTCCGCAAAAGGCTCTATGAGGATTTCGAGTTCTACGCGCGACACGCTCTGAAGATCCGAACGAAAGAGGGGACCATCGCGCCCCTCGTCCTCAATGCAGCACAAAAGATTTTCATGAAGACGGTCATCGACCAACTTCAGACAACCGGCAAAGTGCGTGTAGTGGTTCTTAAGGGGCGGCAGCAAGGTCTCTCAACGATCATCGAAGGCATCCTCTACTGGTGGACAAGCCAACATAAGGCCGTCAAATCACTGGTCATGACCCATCAGGGAGAAAGCACCAAGGCTCTCTTTGAGATGTGTCGTAGATACCATGAGTCTTGTCCTGAGATTCTAAAACCCCACACTAAGTACTCATCCCGCAAGGAGTTGAGTTTTGACCTGCTTGATAGCTCCTACATGGTGGCTACCGCAGGTGGCGAGGGTGTTGGCCGTGGCGAGACGCTACAGCTTGCACACCTTTCCGAAGCAGCCTTTTACCCGCCAGCAACAGCCAGAGACAACATCAACGGCCTCATGCAAGCGATCCCCAATGCTAAGGGAACCTTTGTATTCATTGAGTCAACCGCGAATGGCATTGGAAACCCTTTTCATGAGATATGGACCAACGCGGTAAATGGCACCAACGAATACGAAGCGGTGTTCATACCCTGGTTCGTGCAACTTGAGTACCGCATGCCGGTACCCGAGGGATTCGAAAGGACCCCAGAGGAAGACGCGTTAGTCAAGAAGTACGCCTTGGATGACGAGCAACTGATGTTTCGCCGTAGGAAGATAGCCCTCAACGGCATTGAACTCTTCAACCAAGAGTACCCCTGCCACGCCGACGAAGCTTTCCTGACCTCCGGGCGCCCTGTGTTTCATCCTCAGCAGCTTCAGAGTCTTATCGAACAGGCTCCGGATATTGTGTCCAGGTTGGAACTGATCAATGAGGACTTCGAGGAACAGCCTCGGGGTTCCTTGATTCTCTACCACCATGTGGATCCAGGAGAAACCTACTACATAGGCGCTGACGTGGCTATGGGGGTACGCGGAGGGGACTGGTCTGTAGCTCAGATCCTAGACTCCAAGAAGAGGCAGGTGGGGGTCTATAGGTCCCAAGTACACCCTGACTACTTCGCTACGGTCCTTGAGAAGCTTGGGTACTTCTTCAACACAGCAAAGATAGCGGTAGAAAATAATAACCACGGGATCTTGACCGCGACCCGGCTAGGAAAGGACCTCGCGTACCCTGCGATGTACTTTGAAACCGCTGTCGATAAACAGACTGAGCAGGAAACCATCACGTACGGTTTCAGGACGACGGTAAAGACTAAGCCCCTCATCATTGATAAGTTGCGGGCGGCCTTCCGTGAGAAAGAGGTCACAGTGAATGACAAGCTCACCTTAAGAGAGTGTCAGACCTATGTGGTCACTGACGATGGAAAGATGGAGGCAGAGGCGGGATGCTTTGACGACTGCGTTATGAGCCTAGCCATTGCTAACTTTATTCACGAAGGCCACTACGTCCCTATAACGGTTACGGATGACTTCTACTTTGAGATGATCTAATTTTGAAACAGCGTAAGTATGGGGATACCCGCGACGATGGCTTTCGGTTTCTGAAGTACGCGAAAGGGAACAAACTCGACGGGTCCGCAAGGGAGCAATGGGTCAGTCCCGCTGCTTGGATGCGGACCCGTGTGGACACCGCTTGGCGCAACGCTAAGAAGAGGGCATTAGATGCCTCGGTTCCCTTCGATATTGACGTGGACTACCTCCTATCCGTGTACCCCTCAGACGGGTTATGCCCCATCCTTAAGATCCCAATGATATTTGGCGGCGAAGAGCGGGCGAACAGCCCCTCAGTTGACAGGTATGTTCCGGAGAAAGGCTACACACGCGGAAACCTGTGTTGGATATGCACCAAGGCCAACATCATCAAACAAGACATCACAGACCCCGAGGTCTTCTTAGCTGTCGCAAAGTACGTTAGCGGCTGCACAACACAACACACGAGTAACTTAAACAATGGCTAAAGCTGACAAGTTCAAGCCGGTATCGAAGGAAGAGTTGGCAGTCCTTGTCGAGCGCCAGATTAAAACCTCGTCCGTCTATTACGACTCCAAGCTCTCTGACGAACGCCAGAACGTGCTTGATTATTACCAGGGGACTAAGCCTGCGCCCTCGCACTCAGGTAATAGTAAGTACGTGTCGATGGACGTATTCGATGCCGTAGAGTCCCTCAAGGCTGTCCTGCTCGAGACCTTCTCCGCAGGTAACAAGATCGCCTCCTTCGATCCGCAGACGGCTAATGATGTCGATGCGATGAAGATTGCGACTGAGTACGCGGACTACGTTGTCCATCGCCAGAACGACTCCTACAACATCTTCTCCCAACTGATCCACGATGGTCTTATCGCCCGCGTAGGGATCGTTAAGATCTACTGGGAAGAGTGTGAAGAGGAAGCAGAAGAGACGTTCGAAGATATCCCTATCGAACAGGCGGACCTCCTCGCGGAGCAGCCTGACGTAGTTAAGATCGAGATCGAGCACGACGAAGAGACAGGCCTCTGTGAAGGCACGCTCACCCGCAAGGTGGACCGCTCACAGGTCAAGATCGTCAATATCCCTCCCGAAGAGTTCCTGATCACCTCCACGGCTTCCTCGATTGAGGACGCTGAGTTCGTATCCCATAGAACCCGTAAGACCAAGTCGGACCTGAAGAAAGCAGGCTACGACCCGAAGAAGATCGCTGAGATTAGCGGTGAAGGTTCGGACGATACCTTGAACATGGATCCCGAGAAGATCACGCGGTTCCAAGACATCGGTGCGTCCTTGCTTGACGAGAGTGACTCAGAGTTGCAAGAGGCTTCCGAGGGTGTCCTTGTTCACGAGAGCTACCTGTACCTCGACATGAACGGTACGGGCATCACGAAGCTCTGGAAGGTTACCTCG